AAATAAACTAGTCTGGAATTAAATGATAATAAAATAATTTCAGAAAGTCAACTAAAATATTTTCCTTTTGGATATATTTATGATAATAAACAAAGAAAAACTAATTTAAATAATATGGCTGATTTATTGATGAAAATGCCGATTCCTTATGAACCGAAAAGAAAGAATCGATTCATTTTAAGGTTTCCATCAAGTTTAGGAATTAACGAATGGTTTGTGGAGACAGCTTCAAGACCATCAATCAAAATTGGTTCAACAGAAATCCAATTTTTAAATACTTCAACATTCGTTGCAGGTCGTTTTAATTGGGACCCAATTTCAGTTAAATTTAGAGACCCTATTGGACCTTCAGCGGCACAGGCTCTTATGGAGTGGGTTCGTTTACATGCTGAATCTGTGACAGGTCGTATGGGTTATGCTGCGGGATATAAAAAAGATATTGATTTAGAAATGTTAGACCCAACAGGAGTTGTTGTAGAAAAATGGATATTATATGGAACATTTTTAACTGATGTAAATTTTGGTTCTTTAGGTTATGCTGATGACGCTTTAGCTGAAATTACAGCAACTTTAAGAATGGACAGATGTGTGTTAGTTTACTAATTTTCTATTTATAAAAAAACAATCTCAATTATATTTAACCGTAAAGACAAATAAACTTTACGGTTATTTTTTTATATGGAAAATCAAGCAACAGATTACGGACAACAAAATTTTACATTACCTCACGATGTGGTTCCATTACCATCAGGTGGTGTTTTTTATAAAAACAAGAAAAAATCAATCAAGGTGGGTTATTTAACCGCGGCGGATGAAAATATTTTAATGGCAGGTGGTACTGATATGACCACAAATTTATTGAGAAATAAAATTTACGAACCAGACCTAAGAATTGAAGACATGTTAGAAGGGGATGTAGAGGCAATTTTGGTTTTTTTAAGAAACACTGCGTTTGGTCCTGAAATGGATTTAAATCTTACTGACCCAACAACAAGAAAACAATTCAAAACAACAGTTCTTTTAGATACACTTCAGGTTATTAAAGGACAACAACCTTCAGACGATGGAACATTTGTTACAACATTACCAAAATCAAACACTACGGTTAAATTAAAACCATTAACTTATGGTGAGATTAGAGAGATTTCAAATTTAGAATCAACTTATCCTCAAGGTAGAGTTGTTCCAAAAATTACTTGGAGATTACAAAGAGAAATCATTGAAGTAAATGGTGTATCTGATAAGTCAGAAATTTCAAAATTTATTGAACAAATGCCAATTGCTGATTCAAAATATATCAGACAATTTATGAATGAAAATGAACCAAGATTAGACATGAGTCGAGTTGTTAACACCCCATCAGGAGAAAAGATGACAGTTAATGTCGGGTTTGGGGTGGACTTTTTTCGTCCTTTCTTCTGATTATAGGAAAGGTCAAATCGACGAATTCTATTATTTAAATAAATTGATGAACATTTCATATAAAGATTTTCAAACTATGCCGTTATTTGTTAGAAAATATTTATTAGATAAATGGATTGAAGATAATAAAAAGGACTGAAAAATCAGTCCTTTTGTATTTATATAAAAACACCATCAAATAACTATGGCAAAAAAAGATAGTAAATCAACGGAAACAAAAGTAGAGGTAAGTTTTATAAATCAGTTAATTGAGGCTGGAACTATTAATGCGACTACATTAGCCAAGGCACTTGAGGATTCGTATAATATTCAAGTAAATATCAACAAATCATTTGGTCAAGGTCAAGAGAGATTAACCGAACTTATGGGTAGTGTCTCTGATGCGATACCAAGAGTTACTCGTTTAGGTGGTCAGATTGCGGATGTTGAAAAAACGATGATTGGAATATCCCAAGCGTCGAGAAGAAATGTTATTGCTAATACCGAGGATGTTGCTAAATTATACGCGGCGTCTGAAATATTAGGAGAATCTGTTGAAGATATGGGTAATAAATTTTTGGATGTAGGTATTGGGATAAGTCAAATACCTGAAGAATTAGAAAAATCCATTAATTATATTCAAAGTATTGGTGGTAATACGGAACAGGTAATGAAGGATGTTGCCTCAAATATGGATAAAATGAATCGTTATCAATTTGAGGGTGGTGTTGCCGGTTTAACAAAAATGGCGGCACAGGCATCTATGTTAAGGTTTGATATGCAAGAAACTTTTGCATTAGCCGATAAAGTATTAGACCCGGAAAACGCTATTGAAGTCGCAAGTGCTTTTCAAAGGTTAGGTGTTTCTGCGGGTAATCTTGTAGACCCATTCCAATTAATGAATATGTCTATAAATGACCCTTCAGGATTACAAAATAGTTTGGCTGAAGTTGCAAAACAATTTAGTTATTTTGATGAAGAAACAAAATCATTTAAAATAAATCCTCAGGGTGTTTTAACATTAAGGGAAATGGAGAAACAAGCTGGATTGTCAACAGGTTCATTATCAAAAATGGCGGTTGCAGCAGCTGAATTAGATAAAAGATTATCCGATGTTGATGCGGCTGGATTAACTTTTGCCAGTGAAGAGGACAAACAATATTTGGCGAACATTGCAACATTGCAAGACGGTAAGTATATGGTTACTTTAGAAGATGATACTAAGAAAGAGTTGTCTCAATTAAATCAAGAAGAATTTGATAAATTAATAGAAGAACAAAAGACCGGTCCAAAAACCCTTGAAGAAATTGCTAAATCTCAATTATCGATAGATGAAGATTTATTAGCTAATGTTAGAGGTATTGCGGACACAATAAAACAAGGAGTGACAAGCCCGAGACAAATTAGACAAGGTGTTGCGGCTACTCAAAGAATAACTAAGACGGCTTTTGGAGAGGCATCGGATAAACTTAAAGTTGAAGATTTTAGAGATTTTAGTGGTGGTATAATCCAAGGATTGGAAGATATGACTAAGGAATTTATTTCAGGTAATAAATCTTTTACTGATGTAGTAACTGGTGGGTTTAATAATTTTGGTAGTAAATTGGATGTTTTTGGTGATAAACTAAAAGATACTTTAAAAGAAGTAGGTGAGAATATTGCTCAAAAATTAACAGAAAAAACTTCCGGAGAAAAATTTATAAAAGAAAAAGTTGGAAATTTTGTGGAATCGTATGGTGGAAAACCAACCGCGGCAAATGTATCGCCTATATCCCCACAAACAAATACTAATATTCAAGTTGCTCAAACAACTACAACAACACAAATAAATAAAGGTAATGTTGATGTTGGAGGAAAAATTCAAATTGAATTGATGACACCGGCAGGTGTTAACACAGAGCAGTTAAGACAATTTGCAGATGCGACATTTAATAGTCCGCAATTCAAAGATTATATTATGAGAACAGTTTCTCCAAATGACTTGAAAGAACCTGTATCAAAAACTTATGCATAATCTATTTATAAATAAAAATCATTGATGTCAAATAGTCCTTTAGATTTAATTAATTCGGATGCTTTTAGAAAGAAACTTATAACGAGAAATTTAACGCCTTATGCTAAATCTCCGAATAGACCTTCTGTACAAGTACCTTATGAACACATTCAATCAGATTTATCGGTAATCGATAGTCCTGACCAATTAATTGATGTTCCTTCATTTGCCAATCAATTATATCCATTAAATAGATATGGAAACGAGGGTGGGTATGAACAAGTGCCTGACCCTAACGGACTTACAAATACAATTTCAAATCAAGGTGAATACGGTCCGGGACAACAAGATGCTCATATCGTTGACGAGGGTTATGATGCGGTAAGATTATGGAGACCATTGAATGCTTATGCCGATGGGTTAAATGTTTTTGACTCGGCAGAATCATTTTCAAGTTTAGAAACTGTAAGACCTGACCAAGACAGACAAAGTAATGGACAACCTTACCCTGGTTCAATTGTACCTTCGTCATATGCTCCATTATCAATATTATTATCACCAGACCCTTCAGGGAGTAACGGTTTATTGAGTCAAGATTCATTTATTGCTCGTTTGGGTGCTCAAACACTTAGACGAGAGTTTGAGGAAAGAATTGCAACTCAAATTAGATTAAATACTTTAGGTCAAGCAAATATATTAAATGTTACGAGTGGAACTGATTTGGTTAATATTTTATCAGGTCAAGTTCCTATATTAGAACCTAATTGGCAAATTACCGTACCTGCAAACCCAATAACTGCGGCTGCAGATTTTGCCTTAAGATTAGGGGGTAGTATTTTACCTGTTTCACCAATACCTGGGTCATATTGGGATACAAGTATTAATCCGGGACAACCAACAACAATCCAACAAGTTACAAATGCACTTGCCGGAACAACTGTAGGTAATTTTTTCAACCAATTATTGGGTGGTAATCAAACAGGTTCACAAATTTTCTATAACAATACAGGTGCTGGTCAAAAATCAAGATTATTTAAAAATATTGATTATAACAAATACAAGCCAAATTTTGTAAGAACAGTATTTGATAGAGTTGCTGGTGCTTTAACCGGTACATTATCTGACAATAGTAATTATTATGTTGGTTCTATTACATCAGACCCTTCGAGAGTGTTCTCTCCGGGAGGGGATTTACCGGTTGACCAATTTGGTAAAGAACAACAATCACCTGTTTATGGTCCTCAAGAATTAGCTCAATTATATGAGGGTCCAAGTAAAGATGTTAGATTAGGTGCTAATGGGCCTACATATAGTGATGGTGGGGGTATTGAAGGTGGTTTTACTTGGGTTTCTCCAAAATACAAAGAAAACGCCGGAAAAAAAGTAGGTATAGGAGGTGTAGTAACAAATGAAGATGAGGATTTCAAACCTTCTTCTTATAACACTACTGAATCAACAAATAGAACATTTAAAGGAGGTTCAATACTTGACGATACTCAAAGAATTATTAATAGTCAACCTCAAGGAGGTAGAAGATTACAACATGTCGGAAACGCAATTGACCAAGTTAGTAAAGTATTTCATGATGGATATAAAGAAATAACTAAAGGTTCAAAAGTTTATAGATATGTTGGTGCTATTGGTCAAGAAGTTGGGGCTGAATATTGTCGTATATTTGCAAAAGATATTCCTTATTTACAATATAATGACCTTCAAAAGACCGATGGTATTACAACTTCAGGTAGAAGATTTTCAGATTCTGTATTAGATAATACCTACAATTTAAATATCGCCCCTAACAAACAAGAGGGTGGTCAAGATTCAACAAATTTAATAGGTACTGAAAACAATGCTTATGCTAAAAAATATATGTTTTCATTAGAAAACTTGGCTTGGAGAACATCTAGTACACCGGGTTATGCGGTTTCAGATTTACCTGTTTGTGAAAGAGGTCCAAACGGGGGTAGAGTTATGTGGTTCCCACCATATGACTTAACATTTAGTGAAAGTGTAAATGCTAACTGGAATACTTCTGAATTTTTAGGAAGACCTGAACCAATATATACCTATAAAAGTACATCGAGAGGTGGAACATTAAGTTGGAAGATAGTTGTTGACCATCCATCTTCGTTAAATGTCATTGTCAATAAGATATTAAATAATGAGACAAATAAAACTCGAATTGATAGTATCTTAGAATCATTTTTTGCCGGATGTAGAAAATACGATTTATATGAATTAGCTAAAAAATATTATACAGTTAATCCAAACGATTTATTTTTACTACAACAAGCTGTTACATCAAAAGAAACGACGAAAGAACAAACACAATTTATTAAAAAAACTATCCAAACAGGAAACAATTCACCTAACGGTGCTGATACTGATGTTTCTTCATCTGTTGGGGATAGTAATCAATTTTTCCAAAAATACAAAGATTTAGGGTTTTATTTTGAAAACGATTATCCAAAAAAAGGAAGTGTGAGTTCATACCCTGTTCAATATGATTTATATATTGGTAATAAAGGGACTTACGAGTCAAAACCAAATGCGACTCAAACTACTGAAGTTTTTGATACTGTTGTAACACCTAACTATGAAGTTATGAAACAATTAGCTGTTGATATTAACAATCAGTTAAAAACAAATAGTCAAGGTACTATTACAATTACTATTGATGCTAGTTGTTCAGCACCTGCAAGTCCAACATATAATGTTGAGTTGGCAAAACGAAGAATTGAATCTTCTATCAAATTTTTCCAAGAAAATGAAAATACAAAAGTTTGGTTTGACAAAAGATTATTTGTTAGAGAAGGTAGTAGTTTAGGTGAACAAACAATTACATTACCACTAGCGTCAAAATCAAGACAAGCACCTTATAC